CATCGCCCTTCCCTCCCCCCTTGGGAATCGTGATTGCGACTGTGCTGACCTTGTTGTCCCACGCGCTCTGCTTCTCAATAACCGCCCCGACCGCGCCGTCGATCTGCGGCCCCGTGTATGCGGAGTTATATTCTGCCATATTCTCACTCCCTCATGGATAAAAATGTGTGTCCGTCCGCCGTAACAAGGCCGGTTGAGCCGAGCGGGATAAACGCCCCGTTGTCGTTCCAGCTCCCGTCCTCACCCTGTACGTACAGAGAGATTCTGTACGCCCCGTCTCCGGCGGTCAGGTAGTCGTCGTAGATTTCAAACGAGCGCTCCGTCCCGGCCGGGGTGGAGGAAAAGGACGCGATCAGCGTCCCTTTCCCTCGCCCCCATTCTGCCGACGCCGGTGTCGCCCTGCACTCGAACGCGGTGTACTTTTCGTCGGCCGAGAAGCTGACCGTGATGAAGTCAAACCCCGTAACCGCCGAGATCACCGTCCCGCTCGCAGAAAACGTCACATTCGGCGCGCTCATTTACACGCTCCAGTTTCCGGCCTTGTCCTTGACGAAGACCTTGATGATCTTCGCGCCGTCCTCGGCAGATGCCGCCGCGAGATCGGCCGCGTTGATCTTGCAGCTGATGGCCGTGTCGGCCGCAAACTCGCCCGTGCCGGACATATTCGTTGAGCCGTTCGTCGTACCCAGCTGCGTGCCCGCCGTGTGCGTGCTGGAGTTCTGCGGTACGGCGCGCACCGAATACTCGACAAAGTCCGTGTCGGCCGAGAACGAGAACGTCGCCACGTTGTAGCCCGTGACCTTCGAGATCTTCGTGACGTCCGGACCCGTTACCGTGACGATGGCCGCCGTCGTATCGAGCTCCGTCGTCACCGAGTAGGCCGCCGTCTCGTTTCCGACGTCGTCGCGGAACTTGACGTAGACCGTCTTGACGCCGTCGCCGCTCGTCAGCTGGATAGCCTTGCTCTGCGCGAACGTCTCCCAGCTGGCCGCCGTCTCGGCCGTCGCCGTCGCGCCGGTGCCGATGTCGCCCCAGATCTTCATCTGCGTCGCGCCCGTCGCCGCGAGCGTCGCCGTGATGCTTCTTGTGTTGGTCAGCGTAATGAGTGTGATTTTGCCACCGGAAGGAGCGGTTGTATCAAGCGTTAAAGTAAAAAACGCTGCCATGTGTTATCCCCCTTTACGTCTGCTTTTTGATTTGAACACGTGCCCGTCCGAAGTGACGAGCCCGGTCGACTCCGCCGGTATGAAGTTCGAGTCGTCATAGATGGCGAGGTCGAGAATGAACCAGCTTTTCCCGCGGGTGTCCCGGTCGTATACGACCTTGTCCCCGATCAGGATCCTTTTCTGCCGGAGCGGGTAGACTGCATAGCCTTTCTTCGCAAGACTCATGCCTCCCCCTCCAGAATGTTGTAATAGACGTCGTCCTC